TTGCGTCCGAACACCACCGGCGGGGCATACCACGCCGTGCCGTAAATCATCGGGACGAAGTCGTTGTACCGCGCTGCGTTCACGGAGACGGCCGAAGTCTGTGAACTCTTGGCTCCGTAAGCCCTCACCGAAATCGCCGGTGGCACGAACTCGATGCCCCCGAAGTTGCTGAACATCCCCCGCGCCTGGCAGTCCGTCCGCGTATAGCCGCAGCCGGTAAACGCCACGCTGCCGTCCAATGTCCCCGCTCCGCCCGCCACCCCCGCCGAGTAGCCGCAGCGATAATAGCGCGAGTATTTCCCGCTGGCCCCGCCATCCACCGCTTCCGTGCGCTGCGGTTCGCCGCTCGGGAACTCCCACGGGCACCGCCGCTGGATCCGCACCTGCGGCAGCAATAACCGTTGCAGGTTCATCCGGTTCGTCGCCGTGATGCGGAATGTGGCTTCCAGAATCTCATCCGGCGGGTTGCAGATCCCTTGGAAGATCACCGACCGGTCCGTCAACGGCACACCGTTCCGTAAATCGTAAAACACCAGGCCGGCCGTCAGCCGCGCACCCTTCCACCCGATCGACCGTTCGATCTCCGAACAGTGTGAGTCCGCGTTCCCGAGCACCAGCGAGATCTTCGGTACACCGTCAATCCCTTGTCCAGACGAAGCTTGAAGCTCGAATACATTGTGCCCCAGCGCTCTCGCGCTGTAGGCCACTCCTCCCACCGCCACGGCGTGCGTACTCCAGTGTTCCGTTCGTCCATCGGAGAGTACGCAGTCGAACAGCAGCAGCGGCGTGTCTGTGACGGCTTGCTCCTTGAGCTCAAAGATGGTTTGCATGAATGATTTTCACCGTGCAGGCATGGCGATTCACGTCGGTGCTCGTAATCGTCAGCACATCGTCGCCCAGGTGCGCGTCTTCATAGACTCCACCCAGCGTGCTGGCCTTGTAGCCCGACGCCGTCATTTGCGCTTCCACCTGAAGCCCGTACACTTCCACTACCCCGCCCGCCCCGATCTCGATCCCGAATCGCACCGAGGTGGCCTGTGCGTCTCCGCTGAAGGTCCAGGCAATCCGCGTCCACTCGCTCGTCGCCATCTGTTGCGCCGCCTGGCTGCCTGCCGTCAACCCGACGCTGGTCGCCGCCGCCGCCCGCACGTAAGCGCTCAGACAGTACTGGTATGCTCCCGGCGCCGCCAGCGTCTGGCCGATCCCTTGCTCCGCTCCCCCGCTGTTGCTCAGCCGCCACGCCTGCGTGCCTCCCCGTGGATCGGCGATCCCGGGCGTCAGGCTGAGCAGCGGATCCTTCTGCCAGTCGGCTTGGTCGAGTTGGTCGCTCCAGGCCAGGAGATTGCCCACCGGATCCAGAAACGTGAACCCGTTCAGCGTTCCTTCCGCCGCGGCGTAGAACCCCAGCAGCGCCGTCGCCTCCGCATCGCTCAGATCCGCGTAGCTCAGCACCCATTCCGTGACCTTCACCGCGGGATCCGCCAGTTTGATCCTGCTGCCATCGGCCGCTTGATTCACCACCGTCCGCGCCCGCCGGTTTTTCTGTACCGGGAATTGGCTCAACGCACCGCTTCCGAGTTGTGGATATGTCGTCATGAGCTTCAGATGTTCCGCACCACGGTGAACTTCGCGCTCCCGCGCATTTCCGCCACTGTCAAAAATGCCAGGTCGTCCGCCGCCACGCTGCAGTTGTCGTACACCTGCCCATCCCATGGGTCCGTGAAGGAAAAACTGCCGAACGCTCCCTGGCTGGCCAGAAAGAACTCCTCGATCGCCGCCAGTTCACCTTCGTCCAGTTCGCTCAACTGGATATCCCACTCGAGCCGCGGCCCTGCCGAATCGCGATAACGTTGTTCGCTGCCATCCACGAAACGCACCGTCTGATTCTGGAACTGTGCGCGCCGTGCCACCGGATACTGCGCGATCGCATTGGTTTTCAACTTAGGGAAGGCTGCCATATTAGAGGTCGTTTACCACGTCGTTGATCGAGTTCAGATTGAGCATCGCGTCCCGCACCGCCAGCGCTATGTCGCCGCTCCGGTCCATGAATGAGCGCGCATCCATCGCCTGGACGTTGAAGGTGATCTGCGGCGCGACGCCACTCCCACCGCTGTTCGCCGCCGCATAGCTCCGCGGCGTTCCCATCTGGTCGTAATCCAGACCGGTCACCCGCCCCTGGCTCTCTGCTGCCTGGAAATCCACCGCCGCCGGCATCGCGTATTTCACCAGCGGCGCGGGCGTCGACGTCCCTCCCCCGCTGAAAACACCGACCAGCCCGGCGATCAGCAGCGGCAGCCCGGCCTCGGCCTCCAGCATCGTTGTGGCCACCGTTCCCGAGGTGCTCCCGCTGCCGCTCGTCCCCGTCTGCGTCCCAGTCTGCGGCTGGCTCGCCGCTGCCGTTGCCGGGGTGCTGCTCTGCTGTGCGCTCACCTCCGCGATCACATCGGCCAGCAACGCGGCGGCATCCTGCGGAGCCAGCGTCTGCTGCCCCGCTATCGTCAGAAATCTTCGATAAAGCTCGTCTTGTGTTGTGCCCGCCATCTTCACCCCTCGCTCTCTGGTTCTTGACTTGCTCCGCCGCCGCCGTGGAGCGGCCTTTCAGGCTGCCATGCCCCATTCGTGGGGGCATCCGACAGTGGTGGGGCAGGCTTCAGCAGGCGCCAATCCGAGCCAAGCGAGGCGCGAATCCCGCCACTTCCGTTGAGCTTGTTTTGGGTCTCCGCGTCTCTGCGTTGAACCCTTGGCCATTGCCCCGGCAGTAACCGGATTTAGCGCCTGCGCGATGAACTATCGCCGTCCCTCCTCAATTCCCCCGCCAACGCCTGCTCCAGTATCAGGAATCCCTCCACTTGCCGCGCGCTCAATTTCCCGAAGCTCATCCCCCGGAGCCGCCGCCGCACCAGGAAGTCCTCCAACAGCCCTTCGCTCTCCGCTGTAATGTATGACTTGGGGCAGCTCTCGATTGCCACCGTCTTCCGCGCCCACACCGGCGCCGCCCTGCCGTCCTGTGGCAACCCCAGCCACCCGCACCGCCGGCGCTGCTCCAGGCCGGTCCTCCGGCACGCGTCGCACTTCCAACCGGCCTGGTTGGAGAACTGAAAATGGAAGGCGACTAGGAGTTTTTTCGTTCTTCTTCGTTCAGCCCGGTCTCTCTGCGAACCGCCGCCAAAGCCTCCCGGAACAATTCCTCGGGCCCGGCATCCGCCAGCAGTTCCGGGCCCGCGATGCTTCCATCCACCGCCAGTCCCTTGACCGCCTTCACGCCCCACATCACGTAGAGCCGTTCGATTTCCGCGTGCAGCAGCGCCGAGTCCATCTTCTCGCCCGCCTCTCCGCTGGCCGCCAGAAACTCCGTCCTCCGTGCCAGTTCCCTCACCCGCCGCATCAATTCCACCCGCCGCCCGAAGGACATCTTCGCGATTGTGAACGTCACCCCCGCGGCCGTCCGCGATGCCACCACCGATTCGCTGGCGTAACGGCCCCCAACGACCCTTTCCGCCACCTTCTTCTTATCCGAATGCCACGGAAATTTCATCGTCCACGGTCCCCTGTGCCCGCGATGCCCGGAATCGCCACTGCAGCCGGTTCTGCGTATCGTCGAACTCCGGCACTTCCGGCACCACGCTCTTCAGATACACGCCCATCAACTGCCCCTCGGCCTCGCCCAGTTGGAACATCACGCCGATCGGCGATTGCTGCCGCGCCGCCTGGTACAGTTCCGTCGTGGCATCGTCGTCCCGCGTGTACAGGTCCAGCGCCGCCGTCACCGTGCGCTGTCCCGCTGAAATCGCCCGCACCCCGGAACACGCCCCGCTCACTCCGAATTCCCGGTCCCGCGTGTCCAACGCGTTCTTCACTGTGACTGTCGCCGCCGTGATCGTGCAAAACTGCGATGGCCCCGTCCCCAACCATGCCTGCCCCATGTTCCCCGGCACGATCGAGTAGTCGAACTCCGCCACCGCCGGCTCTAGCGGAAAGCTCTGCAATTGCGCCGCGCCCGCCTCGAAGCTCGCGCTGTCCACCAGGTCCTTCGCGATCCCGCTGAAGTGGAATTCGTGGTAATCCCCATTCACCAGGATGTCCATCTGGTCCACCCCGGCTCCGCATAGCAGCCGCTGCACCGCCGTCGCCGGACTCCAGTAATCGAAAATGCTCACGCTCTTCAATTCCGTCGCCGGACCGTACGTCACCGTCGCCGTGATCGCCGCTCCCACCCCCGGCAATACCTGAAACGGCGCATTCAGTTGTACCGTGTGCGCATCCACAATCGCCGCCACGAACCGGATCTCGCCCCGGGAGCACACTGCCTGCCCCGCCGCCAGCCCGTGCGCCGCGCCGAATCCCAGCCGCCCCAACGAAGTGCTCGATGCCACCGTCCCGCCTCCGAACCGCGCCGGACTTCCGCCCATCGCCGCCTCGAATAGCGGACCGTATCCCGGCCCTGCCGTCGCCTTGTCCCAACTCGTCAAGTACGTTTGCAGTGTGAAATCCGTGCGCCGCCTCACTCCGGCCGGCACCCCCGCGAACGTCCGGCTCCCCGTCTTGTCGCGCCGCGTCCCTGTTTCCACCGTCTGTTGGATCCCCAGCTTGATCGCCGGAATCCGGCTCGTGGCGGTGATCGATCCCACACTCCCGTACCCACTCTCCAACGCCGTGTAGAATCGATTCGCGTTGGAAGAAATATATGTAGACATGCTAGTTCCTGTTCACTCCAATCTGAAAAGTGATTTTTGCCGCCTGGATGAAATTCTTCCCGCCCTGCTTCACCGCTCCGAATGCCACTTCGTATCCGCCGCCGTAATACATCCCGTCGCCCCAATCGCCCCGGCTTCCGTCCAGCGTCTGCATCGCCGCGTCCACATAGAGTTCCAGGCTGTCCTCAATCCCCTCCAACCGGTCTTGCGATTGCCGCACCTCGATCACCATCTCCACCTGCCCCGAGAATGTCTGGAACTTCTGCCGCAAGTCGTTTACGATCTTTTCGCAGTACACGTTCACCATCGGGTACTTCACGCCCAGCGCATGCTCCGCTGTCTGGGCCGCCACGTTTTGCGCCCGTACCTGCGAAGTGTCCACCCGTTTCGCCGGCTCGGGTTCCCCCTGTGTCACCGCCCGCAGGCCGGCATTCACTCCACTCGGTCCCGTGATCCGCTCCAGTACCTTGCCCGTCGCCGCGCTCCCGATTTTGCTTGTCATCAGCCCCTCTGTATCATCCGCGGCACTGCCACCCGGTAGCTCGGCGCTTGCCCGCTGCCTGCCCGCCGTCCCGTTGTGGACAGTGTGTCCGGCTGCACCCACGTCTGCCCCGGCGCCAGAGTTTGCGGATTCTGTATCGTCATCGCCGCCGGGCTCGTCCCGCAGTACACGTTCCATCCCTTGACATTCGCCGGCGCCGTCGTCTGTACCGCGAAGGAACTCCCCGACACCTGGATCGTCGCCGGTGTCGAACTCGCCCCCTCCTCACCCGTCGCATTCGTCCAAGCGATGGCGGCGTAGTAACTTCCGTCTGCCAGGCCGCCCGCCGACACCCGCATCACCGGCGCCGCCGCCTGCTCCACCGGGTCCGCCGCGATCCCCAGTCCGCCCTGCAGCACTTTGTTGTACGCCCACTTCGCCTTCTCGTGGTATTCGTCCCGCCTCCCCCCGTACCGGTCGTTCAGTTGACTGTTGTAGGCGTCTGCGTACACCATCTCCAGCGTCCGGAAAATGTGCCAGAGCTTGAGCGGGGGCGTCACCACCACCTGCCGGATCGCCGGCGGCGCATTCAGCCGGCCCAGCATTCCCGCCACCTCGACCCAAAGTTCCTCCTGCGCCAAGGCCAGCTTCCGTGTCACGTCGATGCCCTCGACCGTGGCCACATTCAGTAGCTGCGTGTCGTGCCCCCTCAGATCTTCGATGCTCGTTATCGCGCCGTCCGTGAACAATGCCATCGTGTGCCGCCTACTCCTTGGAACCCCGCGCCTCGCTCCGCAGCCGGTCAAGCTCCGTGGTGGATAACACCGTCAACTGGAGCCTCGCCGCCGCCGCCTCCCGCTCCGCCACTTGCTTGGCCTCCGCCAGCGCCTTGCGATGCACTTTCGTCTCGTCCTTCGACGCCAGGCGAATCTGCCCCTCCACAAGCATCTTGGCTGCCAGCCGGCGCGGCACCTCCGTCTGCCTCCCGCTCTTGCCCCCGTCCGACGTAACCATGCTCACCACCAGCGGAAACTCATCCGCAATCTCCGCCTCCGTCTCCCGAATCTTCTGGTAGTACATCTGTAAGTCCATTTGCCCTCCTCTTTTCTCTCTTGGTCTTGTGGCATGAGTCGCTCATGACGCCCGCGGCGTCTCGAGCCAATCATGAGAATACGTGCAACTTACTGGCATCCGGCTCTGCCTTGTGCATACCCTTCGTCAGTGCCGCTAACTCCCTTGGTGGAGCAGGCTTCTGCCTGTTGGTGGGGCAGGCTTCAGCCTGCCAATCCGAGCCAAGCTCGGGCTCTTTTCCCTCCGCGCCAAGGTCCCTCCGCGCTTGTCTCCGCTTCCCCTTGAGCACCGGCATCCCGCCCTTTTTGCGAGGCGGGACGCCGGCTTGCGCTCGTCTCACTCCCTAAGTGGTCACCTGCACGCCCGACGAGTTCCGCAGCACCGCGCAGCCGTACAGCACGTCCACCGTGAACTGTTGCGCCAGCGTGTTCGGCTGGTAACTCATCACCACGCGCATCCCGAAGTTGCCCAGTTCCGCGTACTCCGCGATGGCCCCCGTGCCCGGCAGCGGCTGCGGCAGCCGTCGCACCACCAGTCCAATGGCGTCCT